ATCTTATCCGAGAGTGCCAACCTCCAACAGTCTTTGGAGAGCAGGTTGCGGCAGCTATCAGATTTGGATGGCTCGATGATTTACAAAACGACTTTGAGGCAGAAGGTTACGCCTCAGGGGCGTTCGTACTTCCATCTGGCAGCATCGGCTCCCCGCACAAAAGGGACAGGCTCTTCTTCGTGGCTGACTCCAACAACCTCAGACATGAACGGAGTGAGGGAGATGGACGGCAAGCGCAGCGGGGGACTGAACACTCAGGCTCAGTCAGCATGGCCGACTCCGTTGGCGAGCGACCAGAGGGGTTCTGCGGGGGTAGGGAAAAAAGAATTACCGAACATAGCCAAATACGTTTCTGGGAAGATTCCGCAGTCATCTACTGCCGAGACGGAAAGTATCGCCCCATCCCAACTCAACCCGAGGTTTTCCCTTTGGCTGATGGGATATCCAATCGAGTGGGCATACTCAGGGGAGCGGGTAACGCCATTGTCCCGCAAGCGGCAGCAGAAATCATAAAGGCGGTCATGTAATGAAACTCCCACAAAGTTTAGACCTGGATCAATACATCGAACTCACCTCCATGATGGATGCCTCCCAGATACACAGCGCAGGGAAGTGGCGCGATGAGGTATTGGAGCGGTCAAAAGGGCAGAAGATATGGGGTTCTAAGTTACCCTGGGCGAAGACATGGGAAACCTTTCGTTTACGCGAAGGGGAATTGACCTTGTTCGCCGGGGCTAACGCCTCGCGTAAATCAATGATCTGCGGAGAGATAATCCTGCACCTTCTCAAACACTCTAAGGTCTGCCTCGCGTCACTTGAGATGAAGCCTAGTGAATCACTATACCGGATGCTAATGCAGTCAGCAGGGGCTAGAGATGGCACTCCTAGCGAGTCCTTTATTGACGAGTTCACAGCATTTACCGACAAGAACCTAGTCATCTTTGACCAGTTAGACACAGTTAAGCCAGAGAGAGTCTTGGCGATTATCAACTACTGTGCCAAGGAATTAGGGTGCAAGTATATCTTTGTCGACTCACTGGCTAAGTGCGGAACAGGCTTTCAGGACTACTCCGCGGAGACTGAGTTCGTGAATAAGCTACAGCATTCGGCGAAGACTTTAGGCATAGGGATTATCCTTGTCGCGCATATCAGAAAGCCTCCACAGGCTGATGATAATTGGATACCCGACAAGTACTCCATACGCGGGGCTAGTACCTTATCGGACATGGCAGACAATGTGATTTTGACGGCATCAAATCCCAAGAGAAAACAACTCAAGGAGCTAGCCAAAATTACTGAGTTAGACGATAAGCAGCAGGAATATTTAGCCAAATATAAAGATCAAAAACTTATCATTGCCAAGCAGAGACATGCCGGAGGATGGGAGGGGACATATAACTTTTACTTTCATGACAATAGCTTACAGCTAACCGAGCAGGAGAATAGACCAAGGAGATTTTATTTTGAAAATAACGAAGAAACTGTTGACGATGACATAGATTTGTTCTAATCTACAACTACATTCTGAGGAGGATGATATGAATATTTCAACTATTGAGCAGTTCTTAACACGCGAAGATGTATTCACCTGGATTACTGATGGTGAATTAGACCTACCAGATAACTTGGCAGATGAATTAATTGCCAAAGCTATTCGAGAGACAGGGTTTGCGTTCTTACTGGACGCATTACACACCCAAAGCTACTGCGAGTCCTTTGCGGTAGACCTGGTTGACTCGCTAGACACTAGCGATTTATTCACTATCGGCTTGTTTCAACAGCGGACGCTCAAAGCATTGCGCGACTATGCAAGGTATATCTGTGACTGCAACATTGACATAGGCATGGAGGCTCTTAGAAAGTTTGAAGGCAGGTACGCGAAGGATGCGCAGATAATTAACTTATGGCAAGAAAGGGGATTAACAGTATGAAACAGTCAGAATCAATAGCAAACCTCGCAGCCGCTATGGCTGCGGCACAGGGTGAGATGGGGTCAGCAATCAAAGGGGCTTCAAATCCATTCTTTAAGAGCAAGTACGCCGACCTTGGGTCTGTCATTCAGGCAATCAAAGCGCCATTCGCAGCACATGGATTGAGCTATGTTCAATTCCCTATCACTGGTGAGAATTCAGTAGGGGTTATCACTCGCCTAATGCATTCCTCTGGCGAGTGGTTAGAGCAGGAGTACTTCATTCCTCTTGGCAAGATGGACGCTCAGGCTGCGGGTTCAGCTATAACGTACGCAAGACGGTACGCTTTACAGGCTATCGCAGGAATTCCCGCTGAGGATGATGACGGTAATGCTGCTGCACAGGCTAAGCCTGAGTCAGTTACCAAAGCCCAGGCTAAGGTTATTGGCGAGCTAATCAAACAAGCAGGGGCGAATACTGAGAAGTTCTGCACTGCGTTCAAGTGTGCAGATATCGCATCCCTTTCCGCGTCAAACTTTGACCGAGCCAAAGAGCTACTGGAGAAGAAGATTGGAGATAAAAAAGACGAAGTTTGATCGGTCTCACTGCGGATGCTGCGGACAGGGGATTAGTCCTAAGATGATGTTCTGCGATGAGTGTAAGTTAATTTTTAATAAGTTTGAGTCACTGTGGAGGCGTTATGTCAGACCCTAAATACTTCGCAAAAGATGGAGACTTCTACCATGAGGATGGCTATAAGCTTCCAGAAGAAGAGCCAATCATGATTTTTAGAGGAAAGGATATAGGGTCTTTAGATGCGATTTGCGAATATGTCGAAATGCTATTAGAGCAGCCGCAGAATAAAACTGTGGTTAGCCATTTGGAATCTTCGACCGAAAGGCTTAAGGCTTTTTATTTCTACCAAATAAATAATCCAGAACTGCAAAGTGTTGGATGTAGCCAGAAAGCACACGAAGGAGTTAGTAGATTTTTAACTAGAGCAAGAGTTTTGCTTGAAGAGTTGGAGGCGTTATGAACAAAGACCCAGTAATGGCAGATCTTGATCGATACCTGGACGAGAGTGAGGAGGATTATATTAGCCCTGAAGACAGAGAACGCGATAGGCAAGAGTATCTAGCAGACCAAGGAGACTATGATGCGGATTGATCAGAACGAGCAGGGTAGCCCTGAGTGGTTAGCAGCCAGACTAGGCATCCCTTCCGCGTCAATGTTTGCCAAGCTAGTCACAACAAAAGGCATCTGGTCTGCATCGGCTGATGCCTACATCAATCAACTGGTCGCTGAGCGGTTGACAGGCGAGCGTGAGGAGGTTTTCCAGTCTTACCATATGCTGAGGGGTACTGAGCTAGAGGCTGACGCTAGGGATTTGTACTCACTGATTAGTGACGCGGAGGTGACTGAGGTTGGGTTCTGCTTGCACGACACTCTTTCAGCAGGGTGTTCGCCAGACGGATTGATAGGTGAGGAGGGTGGTTTGGAAATAAAAGCCCCTGCTCCTGCCACGCATGTAGAGTATTTGAGGGGCGGAGTACTCCCTTCTAAGTACAAGCAGCAAGTCATGGGGTGTCTGTGGATTACAGGCAGGGAGTGGTGGGACTTCGTGTCCTATCATCCGACTATGAAACCTCTGATCGTTCGTGTTGAGCGTGATGAGGAGTACATCGCAGCGTTGGAGAAGTGTGTGACCAAGGCTGTTAATTTGATCGAAGAGAATGTAGAAAAGTTTTTTAACTAAGGAGAAAGACATGAGTGATTATGATGATACTAACCGTGGGGCTTTATTCAAGAACGAAAGGAAAGAGATAGAGACTCACGCTGATTACAACGGGACGATCAATGTAGGCGGTCAGGAGTTTTGGTTAAACGCCTGGCTCAAAGAGTCTAAGGGAGGTAAGAAGTTCTTCAGTCTGTCAGTTAAGCCTAAAGAAGCTAAGCCAGTGTCTAACTCGCCAGAGATTGAGCTAGACGACCTTCCCTTTTAGTCAAACAGGGGGTGAAAGCCCCCTATTTTAACTCTTGCTTCATAGGAGAATGCCATGTACTTACACAGAACCATCTACACGCCTGAAAGAAAAACATCCATCGCGCTTGAGCGTGTGTTTTGGGAGTCAATAGATAGGATTTCCAACGGACACTGGAAGAACTGGGTGCTAGAGGCTTTGGAGAATAAACCTGCCGACTTAGGCAGAGGAACATATCTTAGAACACTGGTACACAAAGCAGCCGTCTCAGGAAAGCTTCAGTATGAGGACAAGCAATGATTCACATTGGCAAGACAATACGCATAGCACACGAGCAGGTAGGTATGAGGCATAAGGCTGTGGCAGATATGATTGACTGCCATAGTTCTAACTACTCTCACACTCTAGCCCAAGGAAACATGACCGTTCATCGGTATAAACAAATCTGTGACGCTCTGGGTTTGACAATGGATCAGGTTTATAAGATAGGAGAACAGCATGCAAGCGGATAACGAACTGAGGGATAGGCTAGAGAAGGATATACAAAAGTATCTAGGCAATGGGGGGAAGGTTACTTACTGCAAACCCTTTGAGTTTTCCAGTGGCAAGTCTTTAAATGAATCATCTTACTCCGCGTTCAATGAAAGAGAGGCTAAAAGGAATGGACGATCTAAACGAAGTTAAGGACATGGTAGGAGACATCCCGCAGGGAGAGTTTTGGGTGGTCAGTAATAAACAATCTCTTGATGCGTTTGTCTCTCACATCACTAAGCTTTACGAAGATAAGAAGTACGTCACGATTAAGTGGAAGGCAGGGAAGACAAGAACCTCTGCACAGAATAACGCATTGCACGTTTACTGCCGACTACTTGGGGAGGCTTTAAATGACGCGGGGTATGACATGAAGAAGACTGTCAAAGCAAGCGTAGACATCCCCTGGACAACAGACCTGGTGAAGCAGTATCTATGGAAGCCAATACAGTCTGTGGTTACTGGTGATGACTCTACTTCTATCGCGTCACGGGAGGATTACGACAAGGTACACGCTGTACTAAGCCGTCATCTGTCAGAGAAGTTTAATGTTTATGTTCCGTTTCCAACCAAATGATTATCTTCTCTGAGTTTTCTGATGCTCTTGAGGAGGCTGCGTGGTGTGCAGAATCTGATAAACAAGCCTACGGTATCGCAGCTTATAAGAAAGGCTTTCGAGTCAGTAGGCTTTCTCGCATGTACCAGTACAAAGGAATAATTTTAGAGGTCGGATACCGGGAGGTTAAGTCATGAGTAACGATATGATGGAAGTGATACACAAGGCTATTGATGAGCTACAGATTGGCCTGGATAAACTTGAAGACAAACAAGTAAAGGAGACATACAATGCCTTAGTGGCTCTTCAGATAGAGCTGTACAGAAAGTACACCTCACACTACACCAAGAGGCTAGGGCTTTATGGGTATAAAGACTAAACAGGAATACAAGATTCCATTTGATGTCAGAGTTGCGGCAAAGACTTACCCAGTAACTCAGAAGAACTTTAGTGTAGCGTTACTTAAGATGCGCTATGACAGGATGGAAGACAAGGATCAGATCCGAGCAGAGAAGACTCTTCTCTCGCTGCGTGATGGGAGATACTGGAAATGACTAGAGCCGTGAAGCGCAGGGTCAAACGGAAATCTAAACCCAAGACCAAGACTTCCGCTCAGTTAAAGCAAGAGTGCTACAAAGCTGTACAAAAATTAGCCAGACTTGCAGCGTCAGATGATAATGGCAATTGTTCTTGTGTGTCTTGTGGAGTCACCAAGCACTACAAAGAGATGCAGGGAGGACACTTCATCCCTAAGGGTAATTCATCCTACTGGGCGTTAGAGATAGAGAACGTCCATCCCCAGTGTCCTGCATGTAACATGTGGGGCATGTCTCACGGATCAGCTGCTCAACAGTACACACTCTGGATGCAGGATATGTACGGTAGAGACTTTGTGGAGGAGATGATTGAAAAGAAGTCTACTCCGGTTAAGAGATACAAGGCAGACTACGAGCAAATCCTGGCAGAGTTCCAAGAGCTAATCACCTATCACGAGAAACGTGTATGTTAGAAGTTAAACTCAGCAAGAAAGAATTGTTTGACTGTCAACGCGCAGCGAATGGTCGCTCCATGTTATCTAGGGCTTCTGGTGTAGTTAACCAACGTAAAGACAAGTCTAGCACAGATGAAGAGGTAGACTTGATTGGTATTAAAGGTGAGTTAGCAGTATCTAAAGTTTACCAGGCAGACTTCAGCCCGTTTGATTTTGGAGTAGACGCGGGAGTGGATATGTTCTTTGGCGACATAGGGGTTGACGTTAAAACCACCAAGTACCCAAACGGGGTCTTGCTGTTTAAAAGCGTTGAGGCATTCAAAGCCCCTATCGCCGTCCTGTGTACAGAGATAGACCAGAACACCATGTGTGTGGTTGGTTGGATTCGTAAGAAAGAATTTGCCGACAAGTGTACGAAGTTTATTAACCCTAAGACTAAAGTTTATACGGATGGGATGTGCGTTGAGCAGTCGCAGCTGAATAGCCCTGAAGAGCTATGGCTACACATCACCCGCGTTAAACTAAACCAACAAGGAGACAAGCTATGAGTTACGCGGGAAAAGGAGTTAAGGCTATTACGAAAGACGGCATTGAACTAGAGCTACAGAATGTAGAGGATGTCTTTGACTGGCTTGCAGAGTTGCTTGAATGTGATGATGAGGTTGATAGGAACATGGCAGGAACAGCCGGGATGATGCTAGAGGATATGCTTAATTTCATTAACAGCACTGACGCAATTCAAGACAGCTTTCAAATCCATGTTAATCAATCATACCGTGAACAGATAGAATCTTACGAGAGGGAATTGCATTGAAAGCAACAGACTACCAGGTAGCAGGAAGTCACTATCAGGACTTAAAGATACAGCCTATCGAGTACATCTTGGCTAACAACTTAGGCTTCTGTGAGGGGGCTATCGTTAAATACATTTCAAGATGGCGGCAGAAGGGCGGGATTGAAGACCTGAGAAAGATCAAGCAGTTTTGTGAGTTCTTGATAGAACAGGAGTTAAAAGAAAAGCCCCTCCCCACAATGGAGGAGAGGCGTTTACCGAGGGCTTAGTCTTCGCGTCTTTCTAGGAACTCTTCTGCTCCACCACCAAACAGGTTGTACCAGGCTCTTCCAACAAAAGGAATACTCCTTGCGGTTTTGCTTGGTATTTCTTCTCCAGTCCCTAAAGCCTTAACAGCGGTATAAGCATCTTTAGTAAGGTTTTGTAATGCGGATGTTGGAGGAAGCATAGACTCCATAGCAAACCCAAGAACATCTCCATTCTTTAGCTTGTTCTCCACAGCATATCTTGAAGTCATAGCAGTCATAAATATTTGCTCAAACATGTTGTCAGGTATTCTTTCAAGATCAAATCCCCTGCCTTGTTCAGCGTTTCTAAGCTCCTGCACAGTAGCGTTTCCACCACTTACCAACAACAAATACGACAAAGCGTTTTGCGCTGCTCTAGCTTTATTGCCCTTCTTGTATT